TGAGGCGGCAGAGTGGGCAGAGAAGGTCAAGAATGACTTTATCTCAATCTACGGAGTACGCGGCTGGGAGGAAGTTCTTAAAGAGGTCATCCGCGTGCGAAAGCAGCAACGACAGCTTGAAGAACAGAAATCCCGTGAAGCCAAGCAAATGCGGGAAGATGTAATTCAGTTGGTCCTAATCTTTGCAGCAGCAATCGGCATAATGACGGGCTTGTTTATTCTCGCAGTGGTTATGAACTAGGTGAGCAGATGCTTGATATAGACCGCACAACAAAATCCATCGGAGCCGTCACGGCTCTGTTTGCGATGGTCGGCGGCGGCTACACTGCAACTGACAAGATGGGCTTGTTTAGAAAACCTGTTCTTGAATGGTCCCCTGCGCACTTTAGCATTGAAGGCGGTCCTGCCAACGGAGACTTTTCCGTCATCGCTGCGCGTCGCAAGATCAGAGACGATTGCTCAGTGGAGCAGTTTTACCTTGAGGTCAGAGACGCCCGATACATCGTTCATAAGGCAACGCCTTCGATAGCCAAGTTTTCCGGCCCGGCAACCGACAAGATCGACAAGTTTGGCTACACAATTTCCATAGATGACCCCGCCAAGGTAAATCCGGGTAGGGCAACGCTGCTGGCGCACATACGCTACAAGTGTCCAGAAGGCGAAGTCTTGATGAATTACCCCGATCACGCAAACCTGACGTTTGAAGTAGGAGCAGTTAAATGAGAATGTCGGCAGCCGGGCTGGAGATGGTCAAAGAGTTTGAGGGTCTTAGACTAAAGGCGTACAAGTGCCCAGCGGCTGTCTGGACTATTGGCTACGGCCACACATCATCTGCTGGCAAGCCCATAGTTGACGCCGAGTTGGTGATTACCAAAGAGCAGGCCGAAGACATTCTGAAGCGCGACCTGACGCAATATGAGGACGGCGTAAAGCGTCTGGTGCAGATCGGTATTACGCAGAACCAATTCGATGCGTTGGTGGACTTTGCCTACAATGCTGGCGTCGGAGCCTTGCAGAAGTCTACGCTGCTGAAAAAGGTCAACGCTGGCAAGTTCGATGAAGTCCCAGCCGAGTTCATGAAATGGACCAAGGGCGGGGGCAAAGAGCTGCCGGGTCTGGTTCGTCGCAGGCGTGCCGAGGTCAAGTTGTGGCGTGGCCTAGATACCGAGGCTCCCGTACCAACATCGCAAGCCCGTTTCCAGCCTGACCAGCCCAAGGCAACCAAGTCGATCACGCAATCCAAGGAAGCCAACGCGGCTGTGGCGGCAGGTGGCCTTGGCACGATTGCAGTGGTGCAGGAAGTCATGCCAATGGTACGCGAGGGCGGCGATTTGCTGGGTTCCCTCAGCCCGACAATCCTGATCCTGTTCGTCATCATAGCGGCTGCGGCTGCTGTCTGGTACTTCCGCAAGCAGAGGCTTGATGAGGAGGGCGCATGATAACCTTGCTGTTCAGCCCACTGGGGCGGTACATTGTCATCGGCGGCGTCTTGCTGGTGGTTCTTGGCGGCGTTTATGTTAAGATCAAATCTGACGCCGTTACCGAGTATCAGGCAAAAGCAACATCTGAGGCATTAAAGAGGACACAAGATGCGATTGCTGCTGGTGATGCCGCTGCTGTTAGTCCTGAGCGGTTGCTTGAGTCTGACGGGCACAGGCGGGACTGACCTAGTTGCCTGTGCTGTGTGGCGCGATGTGTCTTGGTCTGCCAAGGATACGCCTCAAACCATTACCGAGGTAAAGGTTAATAATGCGCGCCGTGAAGGCTTTTGTGGGAAATAAACAATGGCTCTGGCACCAATCAGCATCCCGCCCGGCATAGTTAAAGCCGCAACCCCGTTGCAGGTGAAGAACCGCTATTGGGACGGCAATCTGATCCGCTGGCGTGCTGGCAAGCTGCTGCCTGTTGGCGGCTGGGAGCGTATTACATCCACCCCATTGTCCAGCACAGTTCGCGCTCTATTCCCATGGGCAGGCACCAACGGCGGCATCTATTGCGCTATCGGGTGTGAAGACAAGTTATTCGTCCTGAATGGCGCAACCTATACAGACATCACGCCAGCAGGGTTTACCGGGTCGGCAGCGGGTGTCTTTGGTGCGTTTGGCACAGGCGATTACGGCGACACCTATTACGGTTTAGACACTGACCCCACATACCCGCGTGACCCGACGCAGAGCTTCCTGCCAACATTCTCATGGACCATCGACAACTGGGGCGCAGACATTCTGGCTGTGGCGTCCTCAGATGGCCGTCTGCTGCACTGGAACGATGGAGAACCTACGGCTGGTGAGGTGGGGAAAAACACAATCGTCACCATTGTTAGGTTGAGCAATGTTGCGACTGTTACTACGCCAAACCACCACGGGTTCGTAACAGGGCAAAGCGTCGTCATTGCAGGCAACACTGTCACCTTGCTGAACGGCACATATACAATCACGTCAACGCCGACACTGTTTACGTTCACTTATGCAAACTCTGGCACAAACACCACAGGCACAGGCGGTACAGCAAACGCAACTGCGGCAGAGCAATGCCCAATCGACAATCGTGGCGTTGTTGTCACGCAGGAGCGTCACGCTGTCCTCATTGGCGCAGGTGGCAATACTCGTCGTGTGGCGTGGTCCGATCAGGAAGACTACACCAACTGGGACTTTGCAGACCCGACGAACACGGCAGGTTATCTCGACCTCGATACCCAAAACAAGATCACAATGTGCGCCCCGGTACGCGAGGGAACGCTGATCTGGACTGAGGACGAAGCATGGCTGATGAGGTACATCGGCGCGCCGTTCATCTATCAGATTGAGCGCATCGGCTTTGGCTGCGGCCTGATTGCCCCGAAAGCATTTGCGACATTTGCAGGCCGCTGCGTGTGGATGGGCCGCGAGAGCTTCTTTATCTATGACGGCGGCACAGTTCGCCCGCTTCCCTGCACAGTCGGCTCGTATGTGTTCGACGACGTTGACCCGCAGGTTGGCGGTCTGTGGACGCATGGTTCCGAGAACAACATTTTCCCGGAAGCATGGTTTTGGTATCCGTCCGAAGGGTCGGCTGTCCCCAACAAATGCGTTTACTTCAACTACGCAGAAGAATGGTGGGGTATCACCGATACCATGACGCGCACGGCAGCATGTGGCTCTGGCGTATTCCAGTTCCCGCTGGCCTCTGATGAGGTCAATGACATCTACCAGCAGGAAGATGGCTGGACGAATGCTGGCACACCGATCACCACTGCCCGGTTTGCCGAAACTGGCTCGATCAACGTGCAGAACGGTAACACCATCAGCCACGTCAGACAGGCGATCACAGACAGCGGGTATGGCTACGACAGCACACAGTTGACGTTCTTCTCGTCATACACGCCAGAGGGCGCAGAGACGACAAGCGGCCCGTACAACCCAAGGCCGTCTGGCTACACCGACATGCGCGTTTCCGGGCGTGACTTTAGGGTAAAGATTGCTGCAACCGAGGATGGCGAGTGGTCCATTGGCGAGATGCGGCTTGAGATGACAGCAGGAGGTGGTCGATGATTGTTAACCTTCCAACACCGCCCACAGGCTACGACCGCGAGTATTTCCGGTTTTCGTTCTCCCTGCTGGAGCGGTTGTTCCAGCGCACAGTTAACACGTCCGAAGCTGTGCAGGGCATCTTGCTTCAGGCTCCGAATGGCAGCGTGTGGAAGGTTCAGGTAACGGATGCTGGAGTGTTGACAACGACATCTGTGCCGCTTGGTCAAACCGGAGCGCCGACATACTGATGGAACACGCGCACCTGATAGCACGGTTGGAGAGGGCGCTGGAGCATGGCGGCGGCGGTTATTCCGTGCCAGACATCGTGGATGGGTTGGAGCATGGCCGGTTCCAGATATTCTACAACCCAGAAGCTCTGGCGATCACCGAGATTGTGCAATGCCCGCAAGCTAGATACCTCAACATTTTTCTAGCTGCCGGAGAGTTGAAGTCTGTGGTACGGTTGCACAACAAGGTTGAGAAGTTCGCACGCAAGCATGAGTGCAATTATATGCAGGCCACAGCCCGGAAGGGTTGGGAGAAATTCGAACCCCAGTTTGGCTGGCAATCGACCCACACAGTTTATACGAGGAGCCTAACATGAGCGGTGGCGGTGGACCCCAGACGGTCGTTAACAAGACTGAAATCCCAGAATGGGTGCAAGCTGCTGGCCAGCGCAACCTTGCTGCGGCTTATGATGTTTCCAAATACATGCCGGGGCCGTACACAGGCCAGCGTGTTGCTGCAATGGCCCCCGGTCAGATCAGCACCATTGGGGCAATCGCCAACAATTACGCGATGTCGCAGCCAGCCTACGCATACGCCCAGCAGATGGCTGCGGAATCTGGCGGGTATCAACCGACACAGGTTGAAGCTGGCCAGCTCGCCAATACAGACCTGTCGCCTTACATGAACCCGTATACGCAGAGCGTGATTAACTCGTCGCTCGAAACGCTTAACCAGCAGCGCCAGACAGGGCTGAACGCGGCACAAGAGGCTGCAATTAAAGCCCGGGCATTTGGCGGCTCGCGTCTCGGCATCCAAGAAGGCGTCGTCAACGCAGCGGCACAGCAACAGGCTGGCCAGTTGGCGTCGCAGCTTTACGGGCAGAACTTCGCACAGGCGCAGGCTGCGGCACAGGGCGACATCGGTCGCCGGATGGAGGCGCAACGTCTCAATCAGGCTGCGGGTATATCTGGCGCAGGTCTTGGGCTTACCGGTGCGCAGACGCTTGGCAGCCTTGCAGGCGCAGGGCAGGAATCTTTTCTCACAGGCGCAACTGGCGCACTTGCGGCACAGACGGCCATCCAGCAGCAGCAGCAGCAGGAACTCGCAGCAGCGCAGCAGGCTTACACTGAGCAACAGCAGTTCCCATTGCAGCAGTTGCAGATACCGATCCAAGCCCTCGGCATCACGCCATATGGCCAGACGAACACACAGACGAAATCTGGCGGCGAGTCGAGCAGCGGCCTGATGACTGGTCTTGGCGCTGCATCGTCTGCCCTGTCCATCTTGGCGTCTCTATGATCGACACCGCGCTCCAGTTTTCCGGCGGCAAAGACAGCTTGGCCTGCCTGTACCTTAACAAGCACAGGTGGGACAATCTGTATGTTGTCTGGCTGGATACGGGCGCGGCATATCCCGAGATGATTGAATATATGGAAGGCTGGAAAAAGCGTCTTCCGCATTTCGTGCACATCAAGTCAGACCAGCCCGGCAACATCGCAGCGCGCGGATGGCCTGTCGATGTGCTGCCGGTTGAGAATACACTGATTGGCAAGATCATCAGCGGCAACGAAGGCCAGTTGATGCAATCAAACATGGACTGCTGCGCGACCAATATCTGGCTGCCCTTGTACAATGGTTGCCTCAAGCTTGGCATCAAGTATCTCATGAAGGGCCAGCGCAACGACGACCGGCGCAAGTCTGCTGCCCGGCACGGTCGCATTGTAGACGGCATCGAGTACGTTATGCCGATACAGGATTGGACCGAGGAGCAGGTATTCGACTACCTGAAGTCTGTGGATGCAATCATGCCGCCCGGCTACGATGCTGGCGAAAAAACAGGCCGCGATTGCTGGAACTGCACAGCGTACTTGGATGACAACCGCAACCGGGTGTATAACCTGAAGGGCGACAAGAAGACCGAGATGCTGCGGCGGTTGGCTGTCATTGACGCCGAGATCGAGAAGCAATGGGTGCGTTATGGATCGCAATGAAATTATGGCGAACCTAGAGCGGAAGTACAACCTTCCGTCTGGATACCTTGCTAGAACTTGGCAGATTGAAAGCAACAGCGGCAAAAATCTCTATAACAAAAACTCCGGCGCGGCTGGTCATTTTCAGTTTATGCCAGACACCGCCAAGGACTATAATTTAAGAGACCCATATAGCTTTGAAGCCTCGGCTGATGCTGCCGCTAGATTGGCCGTCAACAACCGAAAAGTTTTGGCTAGGGCAGGGATAGAAAACCCGTCTGCCGCACAGCTGTATCTGGCTCATCAGCAAGGCGCAGGCGGAGCAACACAGCTTCTGGCTTCTGGAGATCGGCCTGCGACATCAGTGGTCGGCAAAAAAGCAGTATTATGGAACGCGGGGGATGAGGCCGTAACTGGTCCGGGTTTTGCCCAGCAGATTATGGCAAAGTTCGAGGGAACTCAGCCACCTAAGACAACAGCGGCACCCGCCCAGCAAGCATCAGCAGCATCTAGCCCAATGGGGCAGTTTGCCCAAGATGTCCTTGGCGGTGCAACCTTTGGCTTAGTTGGCACGAAATACCCCGGACAGGGGACAAGCTCGACTGCAATCCCGTCATTGCTAGGTCAGGCGACAGGTGGTCTGCTGGGCCAAGCAACCGTCCCCAGCGCAATGGGTATCGACACACGCAAGTATGGCGAGGTCACGGAGCCGGGCTTCTCTGGAGCAGCACTGCCCTACCAGCAGGAGGTTGCAGCCGCAGCCACCGATATGGGCTTTAAGAATTATGCGCCCAGCATGGGTAGCGCAGCAGGTGTGGCCAGCGGCCTTGCATCATTGGGCAGCGCACTTGCAAAAGCTGGTGCTGCGAAGGAAGATATGTCGTGGGTTCAGAGACCAGCGGAAACGCATCGCGGCAAGTGGGATGATGAGATATTCAAGCGATCCATATTCGGGATACGCGGCCTTTTGGGGTAAATGACATGGCAACAGAAGCAGACGTAGCCGCACTATACACATCAGTTCTTGGCCGCGCGCCAGATGCCGCAGGCTTGGCGTATTTTACCAACGCTGTTAACTCCGGGGCGGGGACGCTTGCGGATGTGCGGCAGGCTCTTGCTACGTCACCAGAGGCGCAGCAGGCGCAGGCAGCCCCCGTTGTAGCCCCAGTTGTCCAGCAGACTGCTGCCCCTGCTGCTGTCGGTGGTGGCGGGTTATTGGGTGGATCGTTTCCAGACACGCAAGGTCTCGCCGGTCAGATCAATGACATTTACAAGCGCGTTCTTGGGCGAGATGCTGACGTTGAAGGGCTGAAGTATTTTGGCAACGCTGTTCTGTCTGGCGGTGGAACCCTTGCAGATGTTGAACGCGACATCAGGGGATCTGAAGAATTTAAGAAAATGGCTGTAAGACCCGGTACACCAGTTCCCCCCGGCACTGTGACCCCCGGCAATCAGGTATTCAGGCAAGACGTTAGCACGGAGCAGGACAGGTTGGGGATTCGGTCTGTGCCTTATGGGTCGCAGATGATCGGCAATCAGATTTCGCCTGCTGTTGATTACAGCACATATTCTGCACCGTCATTGCAGAACTTCCTCGCAGGTTCCCCGGAGGCTGCAAACCTATCCCCATTTCAGCAGGCGCTTCAATATCAGGCGGCGTTGCCAAGTATGGTCCGGCAATTTAGCCCGTCTGACGTACCAGCGACATATCAACAAATCGTATCTCCCCAGATGCGCCTCGACATCAGCCAGACGCAAATCCCGTCGTGGTTGCAGTCTGCGATCAACGCGCAAAGGTCTAAGGACGGCATTGCACTTACCGATCAGGATAAGTTCACTGCGGCAAATCCGACTGTTACAAACAGCGGCCTCACACCGTTTGTTGCCCCCGGCACCACTGGAGCTGTAACACCGGGTACGACAGGCGGCCTGCTGGCGGCAAACCAAATCAGCCCGCAGATTATTTCCGGGTATACCGATTATCTTGGGCGACCTGCCGGAGATATAGACTTGGCCGGGGCTTCGTATTGGCAGGGATTGCTCAATAGCGGCACCCCAATCGCAGACATTTATTCTGGTCTTGCTGGGTCGCAAGAAGGTACAGCATATGCCCCGACGAGAGCTGCAAAGATAGAGGCAGCAAACGCCCCGGTCGTTACCTACTATAATGAATGAGCCACACGAAATTCCGCAAACCTGCGGATGATGAGGAGAGCAAAATGGTATACAATGTTGATAATGCGCCCGAGTGGATCGCCAATATCTATCAGGAATGCCTGAACCGTAAGCCTGACCTGACCGGCATGTACTACTGGATCGGCGTCAGAGATGGCGGGCAGTCTGAAGCCGCGATCCGTGAAGGCATCTATCATTCCGACGAAGCGGTCGCACTTCGCAAGTAAGGATAAACGACATGGCTGGCCCTACCCCCGACCCAAAGGCGCTCCAACAGCTATTGGAAGACCTTATTAAAAAGGGGTACAAGGCCAACCCCAAGCAATTTGAGGAGGGGGAAGCCCCTCCTTATGCTGGGCGTGGATTTGCTTTTGGTAAACTTGCTCCTGTGCCAAAGCAACAGCCAGCCGCAGCACCTGCACAGCCCGCTCCTATGCAAGGACCGCCTGCTCCTATGCAGGGTCCGGTAAATATGAATGTGATTAAGTTCCTGAACCAGTATGCTAATATGGGTGAACCGCAACAATATGCTGACCAATTCGCAGGTGGCGACTTGAGCAAGCTAAAGGCTCGAACCTATCGCGATGAGGAAGGCAACCCGTATAATGATTATTACGTCAAAGGGCTTCTTGGAGGCTAAAAATGGCTGAAGGTTTTCTCGGTGGTCTACTCGGCGGCATCGGTGATGCGGCGCAGGGCGTAGGTTCTGGTCTTGCAGGTCTGCTTGGTGGCGGTCAAACAGGTGGACCCTCGTCTTCCGGCTACACGCCTGATGAAGAACGTCGCATGATGATCTCGACACTGGGTCAGCTTGGATCGACGCTCCTTGCCGCAGGGCAGAGGCAATCCCCAGCACAGCGCGCCCAGTATCTTGCCCAGCTTGGTGGCATCGGCAGCGGCGCTCAGAACGACATCTACAAGGCTCGGCAGGGTGCGTTGATGAGCGCACAGATGCAAGAGAAGATGCGGGAGATGGAGCAAAGTAAGCTAGATCGCGATGAGCTTCTGGCTATTGATGCTCGACGTAAATCTGATCCCGCTGGTTTTGCAAGGGAGCTTGGAGTTCCTGAGAGCCTTGTAAGAATAAGCAACGCAAAGGATCTAAGGGAAATCTCCAAACAAATAATTATTAAGCGTGCCACTGTAGAGCCCGGTCAGGCAGCATTGACTGAAGCCTTCTCAAGACAGGCCGGAGGCGGCCAGCTCCCAGTCGCCCCAACCCAAGAGATGCCTGCCCCTACAGCGCCAATGGTAGCTCCCCCAACAGTAGAAATGCCAGTTCCTACTGCTGGTGCTTCTATCTATTCATCTGTTGCTGTCCCTCCCGGCACGTCTCCTCAGGATTCGCAGACAATCAGAGCGTACCAATCAGCTTTGAATGATCCTCGCGTTGCGAGGGATCCAAAACTTGTAAAAGACATAACTGAAACACTAGACAGATTGTTGCCGGGAGTTCGTGAGTCAAGCATTGCTAGGGCCAAGCGCCAAGAGGAGATAATCGCCAATAAGCCAAAAGCCCAAGTAGGAATTGAAACGTCAGACATGCAGACAAATATTGTCAGTGGCATTGTTGATGACGCTCTCAAAAGCCTAAAGGAAGGGGGGCGGTTTGTTGCCGGACCAATCGGGTCAAGGCTAGAAGGGATCACGGAGGGCGCAACTAATTTGGCAGGGCAAATCAATGCCATCAAGGCCGCGATTGGTGCTTCCAAAATTCAAGAAATGAAAGCCCAGTCACAGACTGGTGCGACAGGATATGGGGCTCTTGCCGTCCGAGAGCTTGATAGGATTGAGGCCACTCTTGGCACAATCAACCAAAACCAATCTCCAGAAGAAATAGAGAAGCGGCTTAACACGATTAAGTCTGCTCTACAGAAATATAATGAAAACATTAAACTTAACTATAAGTCACTGTATGGGGAAGATTATAAGCCAAAGCCTCAGGAGGCTGCCCAAACAGACGGGGCTCCTGTTAAAGTTACGCAGGAAGAATATGCCAAGCTGAAGCCGGGCTCGCTATTTATCGACCCGAATGGGCAAGTTAGGAGAAAGCCAAATGGCTAATTGGTGGGAAAACGCTTCTCTTGTAGAGGAACCTGCGTCACAGCCTTCTGGTGGGCAGGAATGGTTTCAATCAGCCCCGTTAGTAGGAGAAAAGGAACCTATGAGAGCAGCGCCAGCTGGGGGAGCCATGCAGGCATTGGATGACGCTGCAAGGTGGGCTGCTAATTTTGCTACATTTGGGTACGCAGATAAACTTGCTGCGCAAATGGGATCACTTACAGGAATTGGGGCTCCGCAGGGCATCAGCAAGTACGAAGATTTACTAAAGCTAGAGAGAGGGAGATCAAAAGCAGCGGAAGAAAATGTTCCATTAGCGGCTAAGATACCGCTTGGTGTTGCTGGGGCTTTACCTCTTGTCATGGCGGGCGGCCCATCTGGCGCTTTGGCTACTGCCGCAAAGTTCGCAAACGCTCCAAGAGTTGCCGGGATGTTTTCTCAGGTTGCAGCCCCATTAACAACTGGTGGCCGTATTGGGGCTGGCATTGCAGAGGGTGGAGCTATAGGAGCTTTAGAGGCCACAGGTAGAGACACGGATATTACTGCTGGAACAGCATTGGGGGCCGCAGCTGGGGGGGTAGGCTCCGCTCTTGTGAGCCCAATAATATCTAGACTTACAACTCAAAAGAGCGTTGCAACTCCAGAGTCTTTGCGCGCTGCGGCAAATGAGCAATATGCAATCGCCAGAGCGCAAGACGTCGTCATCAAGCCCCAGAGCTTCAAGGAATTTGAGACTGGTGCAAAAGAAATTGCGCAAAACTTTTCAATGGACCCACTTCTGCAACCAAGGGCGAATGTAGCTTTTGATAGGATTTCAAACTTAGCTGGCAAGCCAGTGTCCTTGAGCGAACTCGATAATCTTAGGAAAATCTTACAAGGTGTAGGAGAGTCTACCGTCAACAGCGAGCGCGATCTGTCCCGCAGACTTGTCAACAAACTTGATGATTACGTTTCATCCATTGACCCGGCTAAAAATGTTATGATCGGGAAAGGTGAGGCAAAAACCGGGATCGAAGCCTTCAATGAAGGAAGAAAGCTTTGGAGCAGGCAGGCAAAGTCTTCGAAGATTGACGAAATAATGAGGAATGCTGAACTTAGTGCTCCGCAATATTCTGCATCTGGGATGGAGAATGCGGTCAGAACTCAATTTAGACAGCTTGCAAAAAACAAAGCAGAAATGCGTGGCTTCAACGCTGAAGAGCGTAAGGCTATTGAAGCTGTAGCCAAGGGTGGCGCACTAACAAACGCGCTAAGGATGGCTGGCAAAATGGCTCCACGCGGAGTTGTTAGCGGGGGGGCCTTGGTGGGGGTAACGGCACTGAACCCTGCACTTGGGGCATTAGCCTATGGAGCGGGCGAGCTAGGTAGGTATGGAGCAAAGACAAGGACAATGGGGGCCGCAGAAAGCGCACGAAATCTTATGCTCTCTGGACAGCCAATTACCCAAAGACCTATGTCTGAACTAGAGCGAGCTTTCTATCAGGCATCTATTCAAGCTCCAGCCAATCTATCTGGCGGATTGCTAGATCAATAAAAAATAATTCCCGCTTTCTGTAAAAGACGCTTGCGCTCTTTATAGAAAGCGGGCATATTTCCTTCGCCAACTGATTTGCGGAGGAGAGACCGTGATAAAGATCATCAAGAACGAAGATAAGACATACACACTGACCTATTTCGATAAGGTCATTGGATACGTCAACCGCTGCCGTCTCAACAAAGATAACTCGCGAATGTTCCGTGCGGCTACTGTCCACGGCCAGCTTGCCTATGCCAAGACGCTAGGCGGTGCAAAGCGCATATTGATGGAGATGCACCATTGAGCGTCTATCAAGATTTCACAGAAC